GTTTATGTGATTGTTCAGAGAATTTCTGAGAGGGCAGGTCAAGATAAACTTGATGAACTATTAGGTGGTACTGGCAATAAGTCAATTAAGACTGCTATAGAATCTGATAGAACATTGGGTGGACTTGTAAATACCCTGAGAGTAATAAGTGCCGAAAGTGGTACTTACCAGACTGGAGATCAGACTTTCTTATCTTATCGTTATAATCTAACAATTTGGGGTTAAGGAGTAATAATGGAATATGTAGTAACTTCAAAATCACTTTATGGCAAGAAGCCAGGTGAGAAGATTACAGAAAAAGAATTACTTGCTGTAGGTGCTAATATTCAAAAACATCTTCAGTCAGGTAGATTAACAAAATCAGTAAATGTACCAAAAGTACAAGAAGTAAAGCAAGAAGCAGTAAAGCAAGAACAGCAGGCACCGAAGGTAGAACCTGAAGTGTTTGTTTTTAACAAATATAACAATGAAGGAGATAAATAACAATGGCTCGTATAGTACTTACAGATGTTGAAGTGTTGATTGATGACGCTGCAACAACTCCGCCAGTTAATAACATCAGTGAATATATCTCAAGCGTAACAATTAATACGCCAGAAGATGTAGTTGAAACAACTGCATTCGGCCCAGTAGGAGCAAGAACAAGAACTTCAGGACTAAAGGATCACTCCATTACTCTTGAATTCCATAATGACTTTGCTTCTGGTGCACTTGAGTCAATTATTGATGGAATTGGAATTGGACAATTGGCTAACATTCAAGTTAAGCCAACCTCTGCTGCAGTATCAGCAACCAACCCTGCATATAAGGCAGATAACTCTGGTTCTGGAGCAACAAAGGCTGGACAAGTTCTAATTTCTGAATGGACACCACTAAATGGAGCAGTTGGCGAACTCGCTACTGTATCTGTTACATGGCCAGTTTCAGGTCAAATCGTTAAGGCGACTTCCTGATAACTCATGGCTAAATTAGTCTTAACGGATGTTCAGGTTCTTGTAGGACCATGCTATACATTAAACAACTGCTTAGATATAGGTGGTGCTAATGATACTCCAGCATATGATATTAGTGAATGGGTATCAGATGTAACGCTTTCTACTACCTATGACATTTTTGAGACTACACAAGTAAATGACACTGCCAAAAAAAGAGTTCCTGGTCTTGCAGATAATCAAGTAACACTTGAATTACAACAAGACTTTGGATCTGGAGTAACAGACCTGGAATATGTAATGAACCAGCCTGGAAACAGCAGTTTAATAGGAACAATTGGCAGAATGTTAATAAGACCAAAGAATCAAGCAACGAGTGCAACCAATCCTCAGTACTATTTTGAAGTAGTATTTGCAGATTGGCAGCCCTTAAGCGGAAGCGTTGGAGACTTATCCACGATTCAGGTGTCTTGGCCTGTTAATGGTGTCATAAATAAATCATACACATAACCTTGAAGGGGTAAAATATAATGGATGGATTAAGTATCAAAGTCAAAACAACAGATGGAAATGAAGGATTGTATCCTTTGCGTCCTAAATCAATTGTTGCTTTTGAGCAAAAATTCAATAAAGGCTTTGCAAAACTTCTTAGCGAAGACCAAAAGTTGGAGCATGTCTACTTCCTTGCATGGGCAGCCATGAGGGACAGTGGAAAGGTTGTAAAGCCATGGGGCGATTCTTTCCTTGCCGAACTTGAAGCAGTGGAGTTGGCCTCAGACCCAAATTCAGAATCCACAGAGATAGCCTAACCTATACGGTAGCAATAATCTCTGTGGAGACTGGAATATCTCCAGTTGATCTGCTTGAAGCACCTGATGGTGTACTTGAAGCAATAGTTATTTATCTCAAGGAGAAATCCAAGAATGCGAGCAGGTAGTGAGTATTGAAAATCGTGTAGTGTTAACTGGAGTCAAAGAAACACGTCAAGCACTACTCCAGTTTGACAAAGATGCAGTTAAGGCATTTGATAAAGTTATAAACTCTGAACTAAAAAATGCTAAAATAGATGCACAAGGCTTTGTTAAATCTGAACCACCACTTAGTGGATGGAATACTCAGCCTGCTCGCAATCCGAGAACTCGTGGAGGTGTTGGATGGCCTCAATGGGATCAAAGTATTATTAGGGCTGGAATATCGTCCTCAAAGGCTGAAGGTAAGGTTAGAGGCGACTATACAACCTCTGCTGCTGCATTAAAAAATAGATCTGCTGCTGGTGTTATTTATGAATTGGCAGGAAGAAGGTCAAGAGGAACTGGCACCTTTATTAAAAATATTGAGGGTAAAGTTGGAAATGCCTCTCGTTTAGTATGGAAAGCCGTAGATAAGCATAGAGATAAGGCTCAAGAAAATATCTCAAAGGCATTGGATGATGCTAAAAAGAAATTACAACAACATTTAAACATGAGGAGAGTATAAGATGGCATTAAGCGGTGGCGCAGTAATTGCACGAATTGTCTCTCAATACTCAGACAAAGGTAGTAAAGAAGCCCAAAGAGACATTGCTAAAATGGGCAAGCAGATTGATGCATGGAGCAAAAGAACAGTAAAAGCATATGGAATTGCTGCTGCAGCAGTAACTGCTTTTGCATTTAAAATTGGTAAAGATGCAGTAAGTGCTGCTATTGAAGATTCTAAGTCTGCAGCACAACTTGCAAACACCTTAAGAAATGTTACTAATGCAACAAATGAACAAATTGGTCAGGTAGAAGAATATATATCTAAGCAACAAATGCTTACCAATGTCACTGACACAGAATTAAGAGCAAGTTTAAATACACTTGTTGCAGCAACTGGAGATGTTACTCAGGCACAGTATCTACAAACTCGTGCACTTGATGCTGCTGCTGGTAGCGGACATGATGTAGAAGCAGTTACAAAGGCTATGGCTAAGGCCAGTAAGGGTAACTATGCTGCTCTTGGAAAACTATTTCCTCAACTTGATAAAGCAACCCTTAAGTCTGGCGATTTTGCCAAAATACTTGGAGTGCTTGAAGAAGACTATAAGGGTGCTGCAAAAACATTAGCAGATCAAGACCCTATAACAAAATTAAAATTACAGTTTGGTGAAGTAGCAGAACAATTAGGATATGCTCTTTTGCCAGTAGTACAAGAATTTGCAACATATTTAATAACTGATGTTATTCCTAATTTACAAGAATGGATTGCTTTAAATAAAGGTCAACTCCAAGAGAGTTTTAAGTCAGTATTAAATGTAATAGAAAAAATTGTAACTGGTCTTGTTTCATTAACACTTTTCTTTGAGAAGTATAAAGAAATCGTAACATTTATTGTGGGATTACCATTGTTAGCGGCATTAGGAAATCAATTTTTAACTATTATTACGCTCACAAAAAATGCTGCTATTGGAGTTGGCAAAATATTTTCACTGGTAGGTAAATCAGTAGGAGTATTTAAAAACTTTGGAGCAGCAGTAAGTCTTGCTACAGGTGCATTTAGAGCAGGCGGATTCATTGCAGGACTTAAAGGTATTGTTCAGTTATTTGGTATGCTTAATCCTTATGTAAGGGTAGCAACATTATTAATTACTGGCTTTACTGCTGGCGTTACAATTTTTAACAAACTATTTGGTGATTCTACAAAAACAACATACGAGTTTGCAGCAGCACAAAGATTATCAACAATGGCACAAAAAGATGCAATTCTTGCTGGATTTAAGTCTATTGAAGTTGCTACTGAAAAAGCAAAAGCAGATAAAGAAGCAGCAGATGCCCTTGCAAGAAATGCTAAGGCTGCTGCAGAAGCAGCAAAGCAAGAAGAGAAAAATGCTAAGGCAAAAGCCCTTCGTGCTGCCATTCAGAAGAAAATTGAATCTAAATTTGGTATAAAGTTTTCTCCAACAGGAGATGAATATGGTGCTATCCAAGATGCGGCGGTAAAGAGAAATCTTGAGAGAAGCAAAGAAGGTGCTGCATATTTAGCATCAATGAATAAACTAACCCAATTAAATACAGATCTACTTAAAGAAAATATTATTACTTTAGGAAGATATGAAGACATTGTTAAAAATCTTGATAAATTAAGACAAAATGATTTAGTGGTTCTTGGATTTTTAGCCAAAAAATGGAATATGACTACAGAAGCAACAGATGCTTATATTAAGTCTGTTCTTGCTGTTGGTGATCAAAAGATTGATGATTATGAAGTTATTCTTCTTGCCAAAGCATGGGGTAGCACAGAGGCTCAAGCAAGAAAATATCTTGATTTCTTCCAAGCAATTAATGATGGTGTCTTAAGTGATGCTGAAATTGCTAAACTTCAAAAAACATGGAGTATGACTCAGAAGGAAGTATTATTATATGCTGACTTCGTAAGAGTTGTTAATGATGGCAAACTAACAGATGAAGAAATTAAGAAACTACAAGATAGATGGGGATTGACTGTAGAAGAAATTTCTGATTATATCTATAAAATTGGTTCTCCTGTTACATATTCAGGTACTCTTATAGACCCTGCGATTTTTGCTAAGAATGCTTGGCTTGATGCAATTGCAGCACTTGAAAGATATATAAAGATGCTTGGTGGAGTTCCTGGTGGAGTTCCTGGAGGCAAAGGATTTACTCCAGGTAGCGGAGAAGATCCTGCAGTAATAGCAGCAGCCGCAGCAGCAGCCGCAGCAGCCGCAGACGCAGCAGCAGATGCAGCAAACGCATTAGCAGAATCAGAAGCAGCCTTAGCCGCTATAGCCGCAGCAGAGAAAGCAGCAGCAGCAAGAGATTATGCAATTGCAAAAGCAACTGGAGACATGGAAGCAGCAGCAATAGCAGCAGCAAAAGTTACTCCAAGCGTTGTTGCATCACAAGAGTCTGGAGCAATTGGAGCAGCATCAATAGCAGCACAATTAAAAGCAGCAGAACAAGCATTACAAAATGAAAGAATAATGACCACCTATGCTTCATTTAAGGCTAAAGAGGCTGCAGATGCAGCAGCAGCAACAGTATCTAAATCAGACATAGATTATGATGAAAGATTTAGATTTAGATTCTCATCTCCAACGACAGAAAGTTCAAAGAATATGTCTTCTGGAGGAAATCTAATTGCTGGAGGATCTGTAAATGTCACTGTAAATGTGGCTGGTTCTGTAACTGCAGAAAATGACTTAGTACAAACTGTTAGAAATGGTCTTTTAGCAGCACAGTACAACGGTAATCAAATTAACCTACAGGCGATTTAAAATGACTCTACCAGTACTAAAAGTAGAAATTGACTTTGCAAATGGGCCATCATTCTCGTATCCTTTGCTTCTTGACAATGTTTCATATGGTCTTTTGGATGTTAATACATTAGGTGATGTTCCTGCTGATATTGTTGATATTTCTAATATGGTAATGAAAGTATCCACTCGTAGAGGTCGTAACCGTATT